TGATTCTGCGCTTCGGGAAGTCTTCACGAATAGCACTCGCAATACCTTCTGTGGAGCAGTCTGGTATTGCATAACTTTTCAATATCTCAATTGAACCATTCAAGTCCCCGGGTTTTTTAACCTGGGCTACTGTGGCGCACATGACTCGTTTGTTAAAGTCATGGAATGTATATAGATCGCCACCGAAATCTTTTACTTCTCTAGTGTATTTGTTCTTGTCCCATGCGTAATAGAACATGTCAGCAACACTTTCCCATTGACACATATAGTCTTGTCCAAACTTTAATGGACTGATGATGCGTCTTTGTTCTTCAATGAAGTTCTTGTTACCACTACGCATCTCAAGGTAGTTGTAATGTCTAACAACATATTTCTCTGGGTTACTCTTTGCTAACTGAAACAAGTCGTGTAATGGTCCTGTGCCGTTAGGTGTACTGATAACAATCAATCTACCAGCAGTATCTGGCTGACCAACTTTAGGGCGTAATCGATTTGTTATCTCTTGTAGTGTGTCTTGCGTATATAATGCGGCTTCATCTGCTACCCATATACCTACGTTCAAGCCTCGTAAATTCTCACGTTGTTCTGCACTCTTGCAACGGATGAATGTGCCATTTGGAAAGCGTATTGTTAGTTCACTGTTGTTAATGTCTTTACCATCAACAAGCCCGAAGTATTCTATACAACTTTTCTTTAATGGCTCCCAGATCAAAGACTTAATCATTGCGCCTGTTGGAGCACTATAGATTACATCTTTGCCTTTGTGAAACTGAGGGTCACTAGCAAATATAGGCAAAGCAATTGCCGCTAAGAATGTCTTTCCACTACCAACGGGCACTATGTCAATACAGTGCTTATTCGTAGTGAGCCAATCTGCTAGGATAGTTTTCTGCTCACCAAACAAAGGAATTTCTATGTTACGCATTCTTCCAATCGATTAGTTCTGTCGTTGGAAACGTGAATGAAGCACCTAATGCTTCACCCTTACTAGTAATATCTTGTGTTGCTACATCAGCAAAGTAGTATTTTGCGAATGCTGTTTGGTATTTGTATAACATTTCATAGTCACCACGCATTCTTGCTTCATGCATGTCACGTGCCAAATCTTCTTTAAGACTTGTGCCATGAATCTTCTTGTATTCTTCTAGGAACTCTACACCTTGAATCTTATTTGTTGAGCCAACTTTTCTACCAGCTCCAGGTCGTTTGCCACCGCGTCCAGGCTTAGTGGCTGTCAGCTTGATTTCTGCCTGATTGTTTTTCAGAGGCTCCATATTGAATGTATTCTCTAAACTATCATTAACAATTGTCTGATCGTAATATGTTCTTTTAGTCATCTAACAGTCCCTCTTTTCTGAGTATGTTCTTTGCCCATGCTAAGCCAGGTGGTCCGCCCCATAAGAGATACGCTTGTGTGCCGGGTGTATTCTTACCTGGCTCGTAGTATACTTCAGCACGACTTAAAAAGCTGTATGTGCGCTTAACTGTGTCTAAACTTACTTCTTGACGATTTGCAAATTGTCTAGCACGGTTTAGTCCTACTGCTGTGCCACCACGATTACTTGGGCTAACTTTTTCACGCATTTCTAATCCACGCTTGGCGTTAGCTGCCATTTGTTCTGTTGCTCTGTAATTCATCCCAATCTCTCCTTCAATAGACTATTAATTTCTTGGTGTCTATGATTTCTTTTAAGTTCATTGTTAAGTTGTTGTATATGTAATACTACGTCTAATGTGCCAGTACTAATCATTTCACGCAATTGTTGGAAGCGTGAATCACAAAAACAATGACCCATAAATTCTTTTATGCTCATGCACCTAAACGTTTAACAAAGAATTCTTCTAATAGTTTAGCCTTGGCATGATCTGGCGCTTGTTCTTGAATGTTTTTACGCAATTCAATAACTACATCGACAGGGCTATTTTCAATCATCTGACGATATACTCTAACAACGCCAGGATTGTTTAAGCGTTCTTTAATTGATAACATTTTTGTTTACCTTTATATGTAAATTTTTTCGTAATCTTCTTCGTTGTCTGTTTCATCTAGACCGTCCCAAAAAGATCCATCACTCTTTAATCTGTACTTTAGTGTACCAAAAACACTTAGGAACTTTTGATTCTTCTCGCCCCAGGCTTTTGTCATCTCTAAGAATCTATCACGCCCAAACATAATTTGCATTTGTGTCTTGCAATCTTCTGGACTTGGATTGATATCCCACTTAGTATCTTTGAGTGTATGCATAAAGCTGATGCACTGGTCGATTTCATGCTCAGTCATAAATGGACTGAGTTCTGTTGTCATCTTATCAAAGTTTCTGATATGACCAACATACATTGGTTTGTCAATTAATTGTTGCATATTAATGTACCGTATCCTTACTTAAGCCATCTAAGCGTTCTTGTACATCAATGTTGATCTTACCTTTTAATTCAGTAGTCAATCCAGCTTTGTATTCTTTCAAATAGTTCTCTTGCTGTAATGCACCTAGGAACTGATGAATGGTTCTTAAGCCCATTATTTTCATTTCGAAGGCATACTTGTTGTCATCACTAAGTTCATCGATGTTCATCTCCATCATTTTTTCTAATGATACTTCAATGTCTTTAACCAATGGGTCTACTGTAACAACTAGTTGTTGTTGATTGTCTCTGTACAGTTTGTACGTGTATTCAATTTCTTGAGTCATATATTTCCTTAAATTGTTCTATTGTTATTTCACTATAATTTGTTGCTTCAATATTCATTTCTGTATATGAACCATTTACTCTAATGATCTGTGTGTCTGGAAACTCTTTTATAAGATTTCTCAATCTTTGTTTCCATTCACGTGCCATACTTTCTGCGGCTGGGACAAGACTATTTCTTGCATAGTTTTTTGTACCATGATATACATTGGGAAGTTTGTCATCTATGTTGTAATCGAATCCAATCATGTATATTGTTTCATAGTCATGGCTTAGTGCTACTTCAAGTGCTGAATTACCACTGTCTAATCTTTTGTTCATAGGCTTTAGCCAATTGATGCGTTCTTTTTTCTCAACTGACATATGATTAAACTGGGCACTATCTTGTGTGTAAAAGTTTGTTCTGTGATGTATGTCATTAGTCAATATTTCTTCTACGATAGCCCAATCCATGCTTATTAGATAGTTTGGTATGAAGTCTCTATGTATTGCGTTACATCCATAAGTGTACATCGTTGCGTTAATGCAATGTAAGTCTAGTTCTTTACGACTAGGTCCGTTTCCAATAACGCAAGCAATATTCACTTTTTCATCTTTACGCATTTGTCACGGCCGTTTTCTGTTCCAGCATATCTATAGCCTTCCCAGCATACAGCACCGTCTGCGCCCTTTTTCTTTGTACTTGGCTTATCACGCATAGGCTTTTCATTAAGACCATCACGGAACATTGTCTTACCACCAACAGTCATTCTTTGTGTAGCCATTACTTCTTCTCCTTCATGTCTTTCTTAGGTTCTTTGTATCCACTAGCAAATATTGCGGCAGCTTGTTTCTCTGCGTCTTTGCGATCTGCATATAGTTTACCACTATCACCATAACGATACATTCTTTGACCATTCTTTGTTACAACTTGTATAGGCATAAAAACTTTCCTTGTATTCTTTATAGTATTTAGTTCTTTGCAATTAGTCTGATGTTTATGAATGCCAAGATCAGTTTTAAAAATATGTTCGCAATGTAAACAACGATAGCCAGTAAACTTCCATTGTTTTGTTGTTTTACTATATTGGTGTATGATACTATAATTTGTATCAACATCAACAGTGTGCATTGAGTGAATATTCTTTATTGTTGGTTTGTGCATGAGATTCCTGTAGTGTTTGTCTACGGCGTTCCCATGATTTACGCATGTTGTCTTTGTGTTCTTGTGTTTTTGGTACACCAAGTTTTGCTTGACGCATTTTCTCTTTTTGTTCTGGTGATTTAGGTATTCCAACACAAGCCTTACGAACGCCATTTCTAACGTTATTTAATGCTTCTGGGTTGTGTGGCCCAGTACCTCTAATCCATACAGTATAGCCTGGTTGTGGTTCTGTTGGAACTACCTCATGTAATTCAAAGCGTTTGATGTACTTGACATTGTTTGTATCGAATCTGTGATATCTCATATAACTTTTCTGTTTCATAGTACATCTATTTACATCCTATAATCTATTTGGATAAATTTCCCGTTTGTTGTTGACTTGTTTTCTATAATCAACTATAATTAAACACGGCGCCGTTGTTAGCCGCTAATTTTGTTTACCCAAACAATTTGTAATTTAGTCGTGCCTGTTGTATAATTACTTTAATGCGAGAGCAGATACAAAGGAAACAAAAATGACTATTGAAAATATAAACGACACACTATGTGATATCAGTGATGTTCTTGACCGAAATCTTAATACAAAAAACTTTTTCGGTGAATATACAGGAGACATATTACACGATATTAACTTCAATCTTAGCAGAATTGCTGATTCACTAGAAAAAGTATCAAATCTAATTGACAAATAACAAGGCCCCGAAAGGGGCTTTTTAATGGACAAAAAATAGGGATCCCTATGACCCCTATTGCTTGTGAAACATCAAATTAGTTGCTATTCTCACTATAGCGTTTCACATAGCGTGAGATTACTTGAATTCAAACATTCTACCTAGATCCATATCTTTATCTCTGGAGAAGTCTGGTAATGTATTTGGATTATATCCAATGATGCGATAATGTTCTCTGCGTTCTGCATAAGTCATTTCTTGCAAATATTCATCGTTTTCTGGATCATACTCTTGCTGACCATAATCAGTTTGACTATCGTAGAATCCTTCAGTGTTATTTGATGACTTAGTTCTTTGCAATTTGATCTTTGGTCTAGTATGTTGTACGCCAGTCAATCTACTGAATTGTTCATCAATATCTGATTCATCATCTTGATTGTTTTTGCTGATCCAAGCATGAAACTCTTGACAATCTAATGTCATCAGTGGTTCTAGATTACTTAATTGATATTTGATATCAGTAATCTGTTCGTTTGATAGTTTGTTCAATGTAATGAAACTATCATGCACTCTTGCAACTACAGGTATCTTACTTGTAATCTGATCCATAATTGCTTTTTCAGCATGTTGAAACACATAACTCATAATTTGACTCTTACGAATTTTATTGTTCTTAAACATGTTTGGAACATTTATTACACTCTGACAGAATGACTTATCTTTCTTAAATTCATCAGTAATGATTGTAGTAATTGCTTGTTGTTCTCTGACAAAACTCTTGACCCAAGGATCATTCATAAAGTTGTTTCTGTCAACTGGATTCATAATGATATCTTCGATACTTGTAGTATGCCATTCACCATCAACTTGCCAACTACCGCCACCTATACGAGCACCAAAGCCAATTGCTGTAATTGCTTCTTTGACAAGTTTCTCTGGATCTGGATATTTTGTAATGTGTAGTGCAAGTTTCTTTCTGATTGGGCTTTTCCAATCAAGATATTCTTTAGTATATGTGAAATGACCATAGTCATCGATACCATTGTCTTTAAGTATTTTACGAACCATCATAAGTTTAATACTATATACTGCGGCATTTAAGTCATAGACACAATGATTGCCCAAACACGCTGTGCGAACTTCTTTTGTGCTATTTTGTATGTTGATACCTTTATAATAGACACGACCATAACTGCTTGGGTTTGGTATCTGTGGAAGTACATATCTGTCAAATGCTGAATAGAAATATTCACTAATCAACTTAATGTATTTGGCTTGACGTAGATTACGATACAATGTTGCTTCATGCTTTGAATTCTTTGTTGACGATTGTATCTCTCTATTTGTATTCTCAATGAATGCATTCAAACTGTGTATATCAATTGGAACAACTTCTAAACTATCAATTGTTTCATCAGTTAGTTCTCCATAATAAAGTGCTACCAATTCTTCACTATTTGCTGTGTCAATTAGTAAATCAATTAAGTTTTGGTTAAACATATATACCTCTGAGTTTTGTTCGAATCTATTACCTTTTTTACGACCATTGCCTTTTTTCTCATCTGGTGCATGAAAGAATGGTCTAATACTACTGAATTCTTTGTAGATATAGTATGTAGTGTTTTTATAATAAAATCTTTCATACCATAACTTATCAAGTGATAGATGTGTATAGTTTGATTTGACGAATGGCATTCGTTTGAGCAATAGTTGTCTCAATGAAGCTAGATATGTATTATAGTGCTTTTGTGCTTTGTCATGCAACATATCTGGGAACTTATCCAGAAATGCTTGAGGCACTCGGATGTATCTTTCTTTCCAGTCATCAGATGCCCCCATATCTTTCTGATATGTCTTATCCATGTCATCTGAGTAATCTGCAAGATTATCTATTATTGTCCCGCTGGATTTGTGTTTTTCAGGACCTACATGTCCCGCTGGATTTTGTGTTAAAAAAATATTCATAGTTTTCCTTTATAGTTAGTGTCGTTTTTAGAACTTTTGACATTTGTTTTCTCCTAAAGTCTTATCATCTACAAACTCTTTGACAGAGAGATGAAAGCCCTGCTGTCAGACAGGGACTTTCTGTTTGGAGATGTCAAAATTCTATATAAAACAAGAAGATTTTATAAAGAAAATTGTATGCGGACGAGACTAAGCATTCGCATCTTGTATTTAGTCATTATAGACAAAAACACAACTTTTCCTAGTGTTTTTGGTTAACCTATAGTGTTGTATTTTTACTACCCCAATTAACATTGATAGTAAATGGGTGTTATGTTATTATATGTGTTCTTTCAACAAATCGGAGTCTGTTATGAAATACATCATTATTCTACTGTCTACTATTATGATGACTGGTTGTGCAAGCAATTGCAAAAGTCATTGTGTCATGGGCTTTGGTCCTGGTAATAAAATGTTTGAAGTAATGGGAGATCATTACAACACAATGGATCCATGTCAACATTATGGTAAACCAGATGGTTACAAGTTAGCCGATTTCTGTTTCGCAAATGCAGGTAAGAGAGTATACTCTGTAAAAGACATGAACAACAAAATCATTTATAAAATTCAATAGTGCAAGTCCAGAGAGGGTTCGCTCATTACTTCCCTCTCGGCTCCGACAACTCTAGCCCCGTAGTTGGCACAAACGGGGCACCTTTACATAAATACATTATGACAAATCAAAATGAAAAACAA